TTGAAAAATAATGAACAGTTTTACAAGATTAAAAATAATAATACAGGCGAAATTCAGACAATAGAATTTGGAGATATAAGAAAAAAGAAACAACCTCCTGATGTTAAGGCAAAACAAGCATTGCCAGAATTTTTCATTAAAGAAACTAATATGCCAACTGAGCAGAAAGCAAGATTGCTTGAAAAAGCAGGGTATAAAAAACAGGCTGACAAATTAAGAGTTAGTGATGCTAAAAATATTGTCGCATGGGTTTTGCGAAAGGGTGGTATTAATTTTAAAAATGAGCATTGGAAGGGCGAATTAAATAAACTCAAAGACGCCCTTAATCAGGGTAAGCGTATGGGATTTGGCAGTAAGATTATTAATCCCAAAGGCAAACATACACTTGACGAATTATCTCTTATGGCACAATCAGAAGGATTTATTTCAGAGGCAAGTCCGCAGGCGTTGCTTGATGCTTTGCATGCAAAAAAACTTTCATTAAGTGAAATAGAGAAGGCAGCAGAGACTTTTATTCCTAAAGCAGAATTAGATTTAACTAAAATTAAAAAAGGTGATAAGGTTTTTATTGACGGCGAGCAGGTTCTTCTTGAAGAAAATCAACCGATGCTTCATACTCTCCCTAATAAAATTCGTGGCGACACAAATAACTTTGAAAAACATCAGCAAGAAACCCTTACAGCAGATGCTATCCAAAAAGACCTTGACTTTTTTGAACAGCGGTTTGGTTTTCGCATTGAAGTTCAACAGAAAGGCAAAGTAGGGGCAAAAGAGCAGACACTCGCTCAAAAACAGGGCAGAGGGGATGTTATGGCATCTTTTACCCCTAATGAAATGATAGGCATTATTAAATTATTTCCTTCTGCTGATGCTACAAGTTTTCCTCATGAGGCAGGACATGCTGCAATGGAAGTATTTAGGCGTGCTGCTAATTATGGTAGCAAGGAAGCACAACACATTATCAATCTCACTACGAAATACTATCCGGACAAAGAAGACTTTGCATCTGCAATGTCCAAGGCTTGGATAGAATATAACGGCGGTAAAAAGGCAAAGATACCTTTTAGCATCGGACGCATATTCAGGGAATTATTTAACTTCTTTACTCGTATAAAAAACAGCTTGCAAGGCATGGGTTTTCAAACAAAGGAAGATTTACAGCAGGACATACTTGAAGGCAAATATAAAGATATGATTAAACAAACACCAAAGATAGAACGTATTGTATCAAGTTCTATAGGCACAGGACAATTTGTAAATTATAAAATTACTTTCCCTGATGGTCATCACGAAATTGTCTCAACGAAAAAAATGGCGGCTAAAGCTATTAGGAATTTTGAATTTCAGCTAATCAAATCTTTTAAAGGCAAGATACAAGAAGGACAGGCCAAACTTTACGCAGGCATACCGATAGATAAAAATTCTGTAACTAAACTTAGGGATACCCTTGTTAATAAATTTCCGAAACTTGAAAACCTATTAGGGTTACCTTCCGACATAACGAAGAAAAGCAAAAAACCTATGGGGATAAATTCTACAAGGGGTTTTCTTATATTGCCTGAGACACTTGCAAAACGCTATGGCAAAATATACCCTGAAATAAACAATATATACCAGTTTATGCGAACAAGATATTCACAGGCCAATAATGGAGTTTTTGAGATTGATAGGTTATGGAAAAAAATTAATAGCTTCGGGAATATAGATATTCAAAAAGCAATAAATGTATATAAACTTTCAAGCAACGAAAATGCCTTATCTTCTAAATTCAATAGCCTTACGCCTACGCAAAAGAATATTTTTGGCATAATTGAAAGAAAGATGAAGGCTATACATGCCGACCATATTAATATCACAAAACAGGCTATTATTGACTATATAAATATTACTCCTACAATCAAAAATCCTGCTACAAAAGCACAATATGTAAAAGCAGTCATTAACATGAAGCCTTCATGGGTTGAGCATAAGACAATAAAGGGTTTTATTGAGCGATTACAGACTACTTCAGGCAAGGTAAAATATTATTCCCCTCAAGTGCGGGAAGGTAAATATATAGTCAGGATTAGCAACGAGAATAAAACACTGTTTGCGAAATCGTTTGATACAGAAACTGAAGCAATAAAATTTAAGCAGGAATTGAACAAGGGCAATTTTGAGGCAATAAATAACTGGTTTAAACAAGCAGACATAAAATTTTCAAAAGAACTTGTAGATAGCATAAAAAATGGCAACTATGAAATTGACCATACACCCTTAATTCAAACGCCGTTTGAGGCAGTGGAGGGGTTAGACCTCAGTGGAGCTTTAAACTTTATTGAAACCATGATTGCCGACAAAACAGACCACACAGCAGAAATTTATAAAGAAGTAGCCGAGAAATTGCTTGAGTTAAACCTTTCAAAGGGCTGGAGCAAGCATAAAATTCATAGGGAAAATATTCCTGGTTATGAATTAGAAAGCGATAAAGTACAAAAACAGTTAGAACGATATATGAAAGGATATGAATACTCAAAGGCCAAAGGCGAGGCTATGAAAAATACCGCAAAGGAGTGGAGTAAGTTAGTATCAAAAAATAGATACACACCGCCTGATTTAATTATTCATATGAAAGATTATATTGATTATGTATTTGGAACTCCTGAAACACAAGCCTCCACAAAAACAGCGCATGGCATATCAACTTTTTATCTAATTGCTAATATGGCTTCGTCAGTTATCAATTCAACGCAAAATCTTACTATAGGGAATACTGTGCTTATTGAGCATGGCCTTCCTATTTGGAATCCATCTACAGTTGTTGATATACATTTAAAAAATCTATCGTTTTCAGAGAAAAAAGCATTAGTAAAACTGATGAAGTTAGGCTATGGCGAAATGGTATATGATGAGATGCTTGGCAGGTCAAGAGAATATAGTGAAGTTGTTAAGGATTTACTGCAAGATGTTAAAGGACTTAAAAAAATAAACCTTGGAAATATGGGGCATATTTTGGGCGATGCAGTTAATGTAGGCATGATGTCATTTAAACATGTTGAAACATACATAAACAGATTGCCTATGTATCTACATACATACAGGGCTTTAATCAAGCGGGGAGAAACACAAAACAAGGCAATAGAAACAGCAACAGAAGTCATGCTTGAGGCTCATTTTGAAGCTATGAGGTTTAATAGGGCTAAATTTCAGCGGGGGAATTTCGGTAGGCCATTAACTGCCTTAATGACTTATAATGTTCACGCCATGAAAACACTCAACAGGTTATTTCATAATGCAGGCTTTAATAATAAAGATGCAATGCGTTCTACGGCTGCATTATCGTATGTGTTAGCTGCTCATATTGTTATAGGCGGCATGGCAGCCTTGCCACTCATAGGCATAGGTTCTGAGGGCTGGGAATTATTAAAATGGCTATATAAGCAAAGCACCGGCGGGCGTAATTTAAACGCCGACATTAAAAGTATGCCTCCCGCTGTTTCTGATTTTGTTCAGGGAGGCATATTAAGGCTTGCAGGGCTGGGAGGGTTATCAAGTAGATTGAGCTTTGGCATGTCAGTAACAGACCCAACTAAAAATATTGTTGGCATAAATTTATTAAGACGAACAAAAGAATCATATGATTTATTACAGGAAGGGCAGGATGATAGGGCATTAATGAGATTGCTGCCCGGTGGCTTGCGTTATATGGGTGAGGCATATTTGGGCGCTAAATACGGATTGACTTCAAAGACAGGCACGCCGTTAATGGACGAGGAAGGCGAGAAGATAATGCCAACAACAGAGGAGACTATTTTAAAAGGCTTTGGCGTGGATTCTAACAGAATAATAAACATTAAAGAAAATGTAGGGATGGTCAGGGAAACTGAAAGAGCAAGACAGTTGTCTTTAGCACAATTTAGAAATGCGATAATAAAAGCAAAAACAGATGATGAGAAAATCGCTATATGGGAACAGCTTGAGGATTATAATGATAAATTAGCTGAAAGATATTTTAAGGCTGAAGAATCAGATAACGAAGAAGAAATGGCAAGGATAGCGATTTTATATATTAACAAAAAAGACTTAATAGGCAGTATCAGAAGCAAAAGCGCTGGGGTTATAGTATCCCGCAAAGGCAAGGCTTATTTAAGGGCATTAGCGGAAGAGTAAATTGTCTCTTGACATATTTGAGAAATAGTATAAAATATGGACATAGGACAGCGTAAAATTTGACAATACGGAGGATTGCTTTATGAGCTTTTTTGATTTTCAAATACCAAAGCTAACTACAATTCAAAGACTTGCTGTTATTCCAAGAGATAATGACTTGATCTTTGATATTGATTCAGGACAGATGTTTGCAGGTGATGGGGCAACCTTTGGAGGTATAATTTTAGGTCAGGCAGGGATAAACTATACACATACTCAAGCTGCCCCTTCCGACACTTGGATAATTAATCATAATCTTGGGAAATATCCTTCTATCTCTGTCATGTCTGTTGGCGAGGTAGAGTTTGAAAGCGATATACATCATATAAACAAAAATCAGGCAAGAATATATTTGGCAATCCCTCAAGCAGGCATTGCACAATGTAACTAAAAAGGAGGAAGTAAAATGGCAAAGAAAGTTTTAGTTGATTTGGACTTTAATGGAGCAGCAAGGATAATTGGATTGCTGGATGGGGTGAATCCACAGGATGGGGCAACAGTAGCACAATTACAGGCGGGTATTGAGGGACTTGCATGGAAAGATTCTGTTAGGGTATCCACCGTAGGGAATATTAATTTAGCTTCCCCTGGCGCTACTATTGACAGTATCACTATGGCCACCAACGACAGGGTTTTGGTGAAAGAGCAAACAGCAGCCGCTGAAAATGGCATTTACATCTGGAATGGCGCAGCAGTAGCGATGACACGCTCACTTGATGCAAACACGGCTGATGAGTTAGAACAGGCAGTTGTAACTGTTAAAGAAGGAACAAATGTAGGGTCAACTTTTAGACAGACAGTAGTTAATTTTATATTAGAAACTGATACAGTTACTTTTACTAACTTTGGCACATCTGCCCCCGCAGCATCAGAAACTACTGCTGGCATCGCCGAGCTTGCTACACAGGCTGAAACCGATGCGGGCACTGATGATTTAAGAATTGTTACACCTTTAAAGTTGGCTACCTACTCAGGGGCGAAGAAAAAATACGCAATCAATATAGGTGATGGGGCAGCTACTCAATACACTGTAACGCATAATCTTAACATGGCAGATGTTATGATAATTGTTAAGAGGGTGGCAGCGCCATATGACCAAGTTATAACGGATATTGAGCAGACATCTGTAAACACTTGTACAATCAGGTTTAATGCCGCGCCTACCAGTAATCAATTCAGAGTAGTAGTAATAGGTTAGTGGTAGTAGGGTAGTTTTTAATTCTCAGAAAGGAGGCAGAGCTATATGAAACATCTTGGTCAAAAAAGTGATGGAAAAGACATTGTAACTCAAGACCAGCTACCTTTTGAGACAACTACTACAATCGGGGCTTTAATTAATTCTGCCACGGAGAAGACCACGCCTGTTGATGCTGACATGGTTGGATTGATGGATAGTGCAGCAGCAAATATTTTGAAAAAACTATCATGGGCGAATATAAAGGCAACATTAATAGGCACTTTGCATACATGGACTGCAAGACAGGTGGGTGCGGTAACTGCTCTGACATCTACGTCTGGCAGTATAGCAATCAATCTGGGGGTAACTAACAACTACTCACATACGATGACGGAGGATACAACTCTGGCTGCGCCCACTAATGCAGTGGCTGGAACTACGGGACATATAGTATTTACTCAGGATGCCACTACTGCAAGGACATTAGCGTTTAACGCCGTATGGAAACCAGCTACAGGGCAGAATGCGGTTATATCAACAACACTTGGCTCAAGTAATGTGATGACGTATATTGTTGAGAGCAGCACAGTTGTTACTTACGGTTGGGCTAATAAAGGTATAAGTTAAATGCCAATACTATTTAACGCCATGATGTTGAGCCTGTCTTCGCTTTCTGGCACTGACAGGGCTATTTTTGGATATGGAAAGACAAGCGCTTATGTCTCCATAACCAATCTTGTTTCTAACAGTGGTGTTGTGTCAGCAGATACAACAGGCGTAGGAACTGCAAGAAGTCATCTTGCAGCTGCAGGGTATGGTGGAGACAAGGCTATTTTTGGTTATGGATATACAGGCAATAATGTCTCCATAACCAATCTTGTTTCTAACACAGGAGTAGTGGCTTCCGACACCACCGGTGTAGGAAGCCCAAGGAACTCTCTTGCAGCTGCAGGGTATGGTGGAAATAAAGCTATTTTTGGTTATGGATATAACGAAGGTAGCCTGTCTACAACTAATCTTGTTTCTAACACAGGTGTTGTGGCTTCAGACACTACAGGTGTAGGAACTGCAAGACAATTCCTTGCAGCCGTAAGTTATGGTGGAGACAAAGCTATCTTTGGATATGGAAAGACAAGCGCTTATGTCTCCATAACTAATCTTGTTTCTAACAGTGGTGTTGTGTCAGCAGATACAACAGGTGTAGGAACTGCAAGAAGTCATCTTGCAGCTGCAGGGTATGGTGGAGACAAGGCTATTTTTGGTTATGGATATACAGGCAATAATGTTTCCATAACTAATCTTGTTTCTAACACCGGTGTGGTAGCTTCCGACACCACCGGTGTAGGAAGCCCAAGGAACTCTCTTGCAGCTGCAGGTTATGGTGGAAATAAAGCTATTTTTGGATATGGATATGCAGACGCTAACCTCGCCATGACCAATCTTGTTTCCAATACAGGCGTGGTGGCTTCAGATACAACAGGTGTAGGAACTGCAAGACAATTCCTTGCAGCCACAAGTTATGGCACATAAAGGAGAATATAAAAATGGCGACTAAGCTCAATTCAGAATTTAATTATCGTTATCAAGTAATGGGGGAAACAACATGGGAAAAAATTAAACACTTAAAGAATTTTCTTGAAGGTAGAAAGCGGGCAGCAGTGCTTGAAGAAGTTCAAAAGTTAAAGACTGCTGCGAAACTTTCCAAACTTAAACATCTAAAAGAACATCTTGGTCTTGAACATGAAATCCTTGAGCTTGAAGCTGAAATCATAGAGGCGCAATCCTTTGAAGCCGACCAGACAGAATGCTGGGAACTAAACAGGCAGGAGATAGTTATACTTGAAAAACTGCTTGCAGAGCTTTATGAAATTGCTGAGCCACTGCGCATTAAGGGTTATACAGACGAGCAGATGTTTGAGGCTAATGCCGCTAATGAATTTACAGTAATGATAGGTAAGGAAATACTTGCTGAACTTATTGCCAATGGCAGACCTTCTGCCGCCAAAATACGCAATGCCATGTCTAATCCCGTTACATGGAACGCATTGATACAATGTGGGCTGATACCACAAGGCAATGAAACATTGATGTTTAGTAATGACCCTCAGCATATTAAACTGTCTTTGCCTGATGCGCCAAATATAGTTAAAAAGATAAAGGATGCCAAAAAATAATGGCATACCTGCAATTCGTTTCACATATTTCACAAAAAGGAGATTAATATGACAACATTAACAATTATTAGTTTATTAGTTTGGTCGTTGGTCTGCATTGCAATAGGCATTCTTGTTGGCAGAACAAATCGCAAAAAGGCAGACAAGTTGGCTAAGCAGATAAAGAAAGTACAGAACAAGATTAGGAAAAAAGTTAAGTGGCAAGTAGAAAAATAGAAGACTGCATTCCTGAGTTACAAAAGAAGTATATTCTCTTTCGTGAACATATGACACGAGCAGGGCTTGATTTTATTATTACCTGTACAAAACGTTTTCAATCAGAACAAGAAGTCCTTTATGCTCAGGGCAGAACTACCCCAGGCAAGATTGTTACATGGACGCTTAACAGTAAGCATTTACAGGGTAGGGCTTTTGATATAGCTATGCTAAAAAACGGGAAGTTGACATGGGATGAAAAAGATTATAAGTCCGCAGGAGAAATAGGCAGGGAAATAAACTTAAAATGGGGTGGAGACTTCAAGAAAAATAAAGACTATCCTCATTTTGAAATTTGAAAATCACAATACTTAAAGAAGGCAATGGTAAAAATTCTCTCAAAAGAAGTATAGCTTTTTTCGGCTTTCTATTTATGTCGTTTGCCTTCTGTCTTGCAGCTTATAAAGGCAGTATTAACGCCGCTATGTTTATTACATATCCTACAGGTATGTTAATACTTTATTTACCCAGTCTTGCGATTGCGATATTAAAAATATTCAAAAGCAACTATATCAAGGGAGATACAACCAATGACTGAACCCTGTAGATTTCAAGACGATATAGTAGAAATCAAACAGACGCAAAAAGAAATTCTTGTGATTATTTCAGACAATAAAGCAATTTTAAATGAGATTAAAAACCTACGTGAAGGTTTGAATGAATTTAAAATCACTAATGAAAAAATACATGACATTATATTCACAAAACTCAGCACCAAATTTGAAACAACTAATGCCAAGTGGGGCATAGGCATATCGCTGACTGTGATAGGGCTTATCTTTGCTTATGTGCTAAACAAATGACTACCGACAGATGCAAATAGACATAAAAGAAATATGCTTAATCTCAAAATAATAATAGCAGGGGCAATATTACTTATAGGCGTATCAATTGGCTATGGCATAAGCGATATGCTACATGTTAAAAGATTAAAAGCCGAACTCAAAGCAGAAAGGGCTGAAGTGGGCAGGTTATCGGCTTACTTAAATAGCACGATTGAAAGCAATGCCAACAATACAAAGATATTTGAAGCTGAAAAACTCAGTTTCCAAAAAACTATTAAAGCCTGTGAAAACAGAGTAGCTATTAATAAAAAAGATTGTAATGAATTAATAAGAATATTGAGTTTACAGGGAGGCAATCCTGATGAAAAACCTATGGTTGGCAGTAGTGGCGATGATATTATTAATCTTCGTAACATCCTGTGGAGGCAGCCGTGAGGTTATCAGAACTGTTATTGAATACAGACAGACTGAATGCCATGCACCTGACCCTCCTATTGAGCCAGTCTATTTCCCTATAGAGATGAATTTTTACGATACCGAAGCAGGACGATTATATTGCGAGAATAGAGACAACGCTGTCAGAGAAGGGGCTAACATTAAAATGATACAAAATGCCTTTAGGGAATGCCAGCAGATATTGCTGGACATGAAGAAAGAGAAATGACACCTATGTTGATGTGTCCACTATTTCAAGGGGAAGATCAAATATATTGATAGCCACAAAAGGAGACTCACAATATTTTTTTTTAGCAAAAATTTGGGTGATTTGGCTATCATCCTTATAGCAAATACCATTAAGAGCATCCTTAACTGCCTTAATGAGGTTGTCAAGGTCGGGTTTTTTGGTATGATAAATAACTTTTTTAGGTAATGTTTTGGGCATCGGTAACGCAAAATGCAATTTTATGCCCACAGCGCCATCGTGCAGCATAGGTTTTTGTAAAATAACCTGCCTTTTTATTTCAGCTTTCCAGTTTTTGCTTTTTACAGGGTCATATACTCCGACAAAATTTCCCTTACGATAAAATTTAGGTCTGCCTTGTGCCACAGGAACACCCCATATAAGAAAATACTGTCCTTTATTTGCGATTTGAGCCTGTTTTGGCTCAAAAGGGGACTGAGATACCTTTTCCACCTTATTACCCCGATTTGGGCTGTTTTCTTGAGGCTGGTGTGATTTTGGGGGCAAGGGATGCTCTCCCTGAGCAAACACCTTATTACATGTTTTGCACACCAGCTTAATGTCTGCGGTATGCCATTGACAGCCATTACATTTTTGCATTGGTTGGTTTGTCATTGTGTTCACTCCTATCCCTCTAAAATTAATGAGGTAAAAAAACAAAACTTGAGCAAATGTTCGACTTTTGTTTTCCTAAGATACTAAAAATAAAGAATAATTACTCAAGAGACTTGCAAGAGACTTGCAAGAGACTTGGAAGAGACTTGGAAGTCTCTTGCAAGTATAACAAATTTTGTCATTCTTATTTCTTCTAAGGATTTTGGCACACCTCACCCTTTCTTTTCCCTCCCTATCCCCTAACCCTCAGGGGGACTTCAGAGAAAGAAAAGTGAACTTGAAGATTACTCCAACTCTCTGGAGCAACGAAACCTCGTTAAAAACTTAAATGAAACTTTTTTTCCCACGGCACAAAAGAAACGATAACAAGGTGCCGTTGTACTTAAAAAATCAGGGCTTGGTCTTTAGGAATAAAAGTTTCACTGTCGGTTTTCTGTATCGTATCTTTCTTTGCTGTTGCCGGAATCCCTTGGGGTGTTAAAACTCGTTTCAGGGGCGGTGGGCAAAAAAAGACCCGATCTTTGCATTTCGCCCCTCTACAAGTCGCACGAAAGCAGTTTCGTAACAGCCAAACGCAATTTTTATTGACTTGGTGGGGAAAATTGCGTCTGGGTTTAAAAAGGCCATTCAATTCCGAAGAACTGAACAGCCTTTCTTTGTCGGTAATGTCCGCAAGACTTGCCCTATTCAGGCTACCGACAAAATCATATTTTATATGAATGCTTGCGGTCATAAACCAATCATATCATATTGAAATAAACTTGTCAAGTGTTTTTTTGCATGAATTTGCCATAGTGTTAAAAAGGGGGATTCTTAATTGCTTGACGATTGGCAAATTCTATTTTCCCCTCTCTAAAGCCACATCGTATCTGATAATCAAATTCCCTTGGCTCAGTCGGTAGTGGTAGCCCATTTAGCCCTGCATGAAAACCCACATTCTTAGCATCCTGCTTTTTTTGAAAATATTCTATACAATTTAATTTCTTTTTAACCCGTGCAAGATTATGGCCGCTGATTACTTTTTTGTTTTGTAATGTGCCCATGTGCTTTCCCCTTTTTGAATGGTTTTCTCCCCCTAATCTCAACTATTTTTTTTTGCAAACCTGCCTTATTGCCACTAAACACTTGTTTCAAACCATAATTTATTTGTTTTCTCTTTGTTTAATAGTCCTTCAGTTTCAACTTTTTCAAGATTTCGTATGATGAGTGTAACATAACCGCAAATATCAACATAGTTATCTATGTATTCTGCATCACCATTTAATATACGTCCCAGTTTAAGCGTTACCATCGTCAGGGCTGCTTTTTTGTCTGGTGATAAATGCAGCCAATTTGGACTGTCCTCCATAGCGGTTTTTATGTTTTGGCTAATACGGGCAAGCTCAGAAAAATCACCGTATTTTTCGCCTCTATCAGCCAATATTAATTCCATATCTGTTTTCACCATTGAATCTTCTTGCCCCTTTTTTGCTTTAATTTTTTTCTTGCAACTTTTTTTGTCCAATAATTATCGAATGATTGCAAATAAATGTTTTCGCCTTCGGGTGTGCATCTATATCCACAATATTTGCAGGTGAGAGGGTTTTTGACCATCCCGATAGTACAGTTTAATTTACTGATTTCTTTGTTGCTTTTCAAATGCATTTACTATTTCCTCCTCAAAACCTTCCTCGAATTTTAATGTTGTTTGACTTCCAAATATGCGTTTGAGGTCAGCTTGCAGCATGTCATTACTGATGTCCCCCGCACGATACAAAGCCCAAAGCCCTCTACAAATTGCCGCTTCCTGTTTTAATGTCATAAAGTTCCCCTTTTTTTAACAAAAGATATTTGCTTCAATATACCGAGTATACTTTTTTCTTTTAGATAAAACGTTTCAGCATCTTTACCATATGCCTCATCCATCGCATCAAGCTGAAGATTTAATGCCTCCATTGCTCCGTATGTCCTTAAATCATCACCTGTTACACCAAAACTTGCAACCTGATTAGCGAACATTTCTAACCTCTCCCTTGTCATCTTTTCGTCCTTTTAGGGGTTGATATGATTTCGTCTTCGTCAGTTTCTTCCTGCCATGAACCTATCGCCTCCATAATAACACTGTGCCTTAACTTAAAATATATTTTCTTATTGACAGGAGGTAACGATGGATTAACCCAATGACGTGCTTTTTTAATTATTGCTTCACCTACCTCAAGATTTAGCACAAGAGATGGTTTTTGCATAGTGCCGGCACCTCCTCTTGCCATTGATGCAGCAGGATTTTTTTGCAGACATACAATAGCAATCCCTGTTTTTAGCATCGCCTGACACTTCGCCAATTCCTTACCGATGTTATAAAAATCATCGTGTTTTTCCAGATAATCAATGATATTTAATCCATGTGGGTCAATAACCTCCCAAGGTCTATCCATCCGTTCAATAAATAACACCTTTTTTTCTAACTGCATTTTTAGTAATGGCAGATATTCCAGTTTCCATGCTAATTCATGTTCGTTCAGTTCAGAGGCTATATATCTAACTGGCTGCTGAAATAAAAACATATTTTTCTCTGCAACATTCAGGCAGAATGCTGTTTTTCCAGCCCCATAAACCCCCGCAACAGTCATTAGTTCTTTAGGCTTTAACTGAGTGAGTTCTTGTATATTTAGAGGCCAATCAATGGGTAATGGGTCAGTCAACACTGGAGTAATTAGGTTAAAAGAGTTTTGTTTTTTCTGAAATAATCCGTTTGCATCAATGCAATCAATAATTCCCGCCATAAATAAATTCTTAAAAACCTGTCTCGCTATGGCAAATTCTGTTTTTAGTTTCAGGGTTAATTCTTTTTGACAGGTTGAAATCCTAAAGGGATGTATTTGTCCCATTACCCAATCTGTAACTTCTTGTTCTACGTTGTCTGATGTTTCGATATAATACTTGGGCTCACCAAACCCTTTTTGAGCCAGCTCACCCGCCGCCGCTTTGTAATCCCCATTATGGTTTAACGCCGTATAAACGGCAAATTTACTATAAGACTTGTCTTGATTAAATACACTTTCGTCAGTGAAACAGTGGAAATAATTCGTGCCATGATGTCCGATAGTTGCTGATGAGCCGGCAGTTTTTCCTGGTCTTCTCCAGTGTTCGATGCCACCGTGTGTGAATGCACGAACCCACCCATGAGGTGTTAAAATATCGTCCCACGAGGTCTTTGCAGCGAACATATCACCTGGTCTGCTGCCTACTGCCTTACCATTGTTTGTTTCCAGAGTTGGAATTGCATCGTGGGCAGGCTTAAATTCTTCAGGTAATTCCGAAAGATTATCAATGCTTCCCCATTTCTCCCATGTTCTGCCAAGCGTGGGAGCAAGAATTAAATATCCCTTCCCGCCTACACGATAAGTAATTTTAATGCCACAATTTATGCCTGCCTTTGTTTGCGCTGAAATGTCCTCATCACAGCGAAATAATAAATGATAGCCATTTGTTGTTTTGTGGATACCTATTGTAAGGTCTAAGTTTTTACATAATTCCATAAGAAAAATTATATCGTCTTTGTCCTCAACATCGAGTGCGATATATCCCTTGGGTATTGTCCATCCTATCCAGCCCCCTGATGCCTCCCACGCAGTAATTTCATCAAGGGTCAGGGAGTTGTATTGTGGGTCAGTGTATCTCGGTGTGATAGCGCCCTTGGCTTCTTTATATGCCTCTGGTGAGTCATGCGGATACCTGTTGTATTGTTTATTATAGCCTTTGCACCTAAGAGCTTTAAAGCCTGCATTAAAATAATCTTGGGGAGAAGGTTGGTTATTGGTCATCTTCGCCTTCATCTTTGCCTTCAAATAGGCTGTCAAAATTTATTCCGCATGAATTGGCAATACCAAGACTTTCTTTGCGTTCCCATTCTTCGTCCAGCTTACGTTCTATCTGCTTGCGCTCTATCTGCTTTTTTACGTTTACTATGTCAAGTGAAGCCCAATTATGCCGTATTGCATTCATAAAAGCTGCATCCCAATTTATATACTGATAACCTTTTGCCTTACATGCACAGATAAAAAATTCTAAATGCTCATCTATGCGTTCATGTCCTTTTTCCTCAGCCCACACTTTAACATTCTCTGAAACAGTAAAATTATTAGGGATATAGGTTTTTTGGTTTCTCTTGCCAACTTTTTTAATGGATATGATTTTTTCTTTTTCTTTATCTTTTTCTTTATCTTTATCTGCTTCTGCATCTTCTTCTGCATCTATGGAAAGTTTCTTGCAAGAGACTTGCAAGTCTTTTGAGTAATTATCCTTTATTTCCAGTATCTTAGGAAAACTAAAAACCCACATTTCTTTTTGAAAGTCAACCGAAAGTTTGCCGAAAGTTGAACAATAGTTGAACACTTGTCGAAGTTTCGCTTCACTTATGCGGAGCTTTCGTTTGAGAAATGTAGGGGAAATTTTAAGATTTCCCGTGAGGTTTGCGCCGTTTTCTTTGCAGATAATTTCAATAAGTCCAAACCACGCAACATATCCTGCATGAGAATATTTATCAAGAAGAGATTGGATAAAAGGATCATCAAGACTATCTGTCATATGTTTAAACCATTTCATAATAAGCCCCCTTATTAGCCTCCTTATTTCTTTTTAAGACCGCATGTACACCGCTGATAGGTCCACAACAGGGGGAGGGTTGCGGAATCCTTGCGGGACGGTGTACATGCGGTCTTAAAAATTAATAAAGAGAAATTTGATTGTTTTGGTTCTTATTAGTAAGACATGTCTTTAATTATACCATTCGATTTCTCTATGTGTTTTATTTTCCAGCTTCACTCTCCTCCTCTCTTCTTTGTTTTTCTCTCTGTTGAAAATTTTTACTGGCATCAGGATTGAGGTCAATGCTTATTATCTGCCCCTGATGCAATGTATAATATACTCGACACCCGTCCAATGTATAATGAGCATCAATTCTTTTTGCTGTCGGGATTGATAGTGTTTGGAGGAGGTCTATACACGTGTATTTTTTCACTATTATTATCCCAGGTACACTGTCTAACGGGTAAATATCAAATGGCGCATAGCAGACATGCTCGTTAAAATTAATCCCTTCTCTCACTAAGTCTTTTTTCATCTTTCCCCCATTGTTTTTTGGTTTTAGTAGTCTATACAATTAACAATATCTTACTTTTTCTGTTTTGTCCAATTCATAATAACTCTATGAGTTTTTTAAATAATAAGGGGTGTTTATTTTTCTATCTAATTCAGGATAGGCTTTTTTGTAAATTTTTTTTACCCTTGGCGATATAAACTCAATGGGTTTTCTATTTGTTTCCTTTGCTGCCTGCACAGCCAGCTCAATGACAGTGGTAAAACGCAATCCTTTTTTAAGTTGAATGATATAGGCTTGTTTGTTTTTCATAATACAATATTATCATAAGATAATTCATTTGTCAAGTGTTTTTTAGCGCTATTAAAAAATATTTTTCAAAAGGCAAAAAAAAACACTTGACATTTAATTTATCTTATGATAAATTAAGTATAACAAAAAACTACAAAGGGGGCAATCATGGAGTTAAACAGAGACGAAGCAACAAATTATGGTAGCAAAAGATTTTACAGTGATGGGGCATTAAAAACATCTCAACAAGATTACATTGAGGAAGCGTTTTCCATTGCACGAGCAACCAGCGCCATATACCCCACAAAGAGGCATCTTATAGCGCTCATTGAGCAAATAAGAAAAATTGAATGCAGGGAGGCAGAGCTAAGATTTGAACATGAATTAACAAAAGCAAAGCTCGTAGAATCAGAAGAAAGGAGGATAAATGCTGAAAAAATAATTGACTATACATTGTTGGAGATAGCGCAACTTAAAGGAGGTTTGATCAAATGAAAGTAAAAGGTAAGGCGGGAGGTTTTTTTACGCCTCAAGATGAAGGAGGGAAATGTAAATTAACAATCATTTTTGAAGATCGCAAGGAGCAGGACTTGGCTTTTATGTTACGTTATCAGGATGTGTTTATTGAATTGGCATCAGAACATCAGGAAAGCGGCGAATTGCCAACCCCAATGAAAGAAGCTATGCGATATATTAATCCAATGATCAAAGCAATCAACGAAATCATGTCGGAATATAACATTAAAGCCGCATTGATAAACACAAACAAAACTGAGGTAGAAACAGAGAATACGGCGTCAGATTATTATGTATCGCTTGAAAAATACTTAAATGAGGTAGAAACAGAGAATACGGCGCCAGATTATCATGTATCGCTTGAAAAATACTTAAATAATGAAACAGAAAAGGAGGAAACAAAATGAGCTTAATAGTAAGTGAAGTCGGCACATTTCGGTTAGTCGAAGCAGGCACATATCCTGCGAGGTGTATTAGATTAATAGACATAGGCACTCAGGAAGGTGAATATAACGGTAAAAAAATATTAAGAAAACAAATAATTGTTACCTGGGAATTGCCAACAGAAATAATATCTGATGGTGATTATGTAGGAGAGCCTTATATAATATCCAAGTTTTACACTGCCTCTTTGTCTGACAAGGCTAACTTGCGTAAGGATTTGGAGGCATGGAGAGGCAAGGCGTTTACAGAGAGTGAATTAAAGGGCTTTCACTTGCAAGTTATTCTCGATAAACCTTGCATGTTATCAATTATTCATAACGAGACAGGGCGAGCTAAGGTCAGTGGTATGATGGCAATACCAAAGGGATTGGAAATTCTTGATAGAATTAATCCCCTTGTCAGCTTCGATATTACAAATTGGGATGCTGAAGTATATGAAAATTTATCAGATGGCATTAAGGGAATAATACAAAAATCAAAGGAAGTTATAGAAAGTGTTAAGCCCAGTGATAAGTCCAGTGATATAAAAATAGATGTGCCAAACGAAAAATCAAACCTTGACCCATTTTAAAGATATGAAAGGCATGAAAGGGAAAACCTTTATTGCAACAGAGGCAGGTCATTGGTATCAGCAAGACGGCACACCGCTCCATGAGATAGAAGCAAAGAATGGAAAGGGATTAAGACCTGTAACGCTTCGGGACGCAAGAACTCTGAATCTTGTGCCCAGTGTTACTGGAATTTTAAATATGCTGCCCAAGCCTCAACTTATTGTATGGCAAAAAAAACAGGTGTTACTGGCTGCCTTAACGCTTACAAGGCAGCCTGAAGAAAACGATGAGGTGTATATCAGGCGGATAATGGCAGATGCAGACGCACAAGCACACAAGGCAAGAGAGCGGGGAACGGCGGTGCATACAGAGATAGAAAAACATCTTCTGGGGGAAATCGAATCGGTAAAAGCAAGGGCAGTGCTAAACGCCCTTGCCTCTTACCTCATGCTTGCTGATTTTGGGGACATATTAGGGCTTAGTGAGCCTGAAAAATCCTTTGCGCATCCTTTAGGGTATGGCGGTAAGGTTGATTTACACAGTAAACAACTCAATTTTGTATGTGATTTCAAAACAAAGGAATTTACAGAGGAAATTGAAAAATTGGCATATGACGAACAGATATTACAGCTTGTAGGGTACGCCGATGGCTTAAATATGCCGGACGCAAGGCTCATTAATGTCTATATTTCAACAAAAATAGAAGGGTTAATTCGTGTTGTAGAACATGAGAATATAGACAGAACTTATTATAGGCAATTATTTGGTGATTGTTTGCGTTTATGGAAAACATTAAAAAAATATGATGGTAGTGAGAAAGCTAAGGAGACGTAACATGTACGGGGAACTATCGAGACATTTGGCGTTTGTAATCTGCTGGAGATATTTAAGTGTATAACGGTTGGGTTCAGCGGCGGCGTTTCGCCGTCCGCTGCAACCCGTTGTTAGGCCGATTCCTTCTCGATTAGAAACAGAAACTCCCGGTTTGGTTCGCCAGCATCCCGCAGCCATTCATTTGTCCATTTCATTCCCGCCATGACATTCTTTTGATAGTCTAGTTCCATGACTTCAAGTAGTCTCCCATTCCGTCTGATGACTTCGTTAAGCTCATCCGCAGTGGCTCTTCCTCCAGAACTGTATGACAGAATGATCCAGCGGGAATTAGTCGCCTTGATAAGGCGTTCAATAGCCTTTACGACTACAAAGCAACCGTTTTCGTTTCTCCTAAACTCTTCAAAAACCGATGCGGCAACTATGTCGGAAGTGTCTTTGCGACGTTTAGCCTTTCCAAAAATACTCGGCTTGTCGAAAAGGCAGACGCTGGTCCAGAGATGGTAATAGGAAGCGTAACGCACACGAGAAGGCGGCATCTTCTCGTTGCAAGAACCGTATGGTGGGTCAAAGTAAGCAAGATCAACAGACACCTGTGGCACTAAATCGAAAATGTCCTTACGGTATACTTGGTGCTCGACTGGTGAGATGAAGACGCTAGGGACCTTGAGGGTAAGGTGGTTGTAGGATCGAGGAGACCATTCGTTCAGATAGGAGACGAAATGCCCGATCGTACTATCCACTTTGTCGAGCGCGAGGACTAAACTCGTTAGCGCAACCGCCTTGTCAACTTTGTCAAGAGACAGGTTCTCTATCTCTTGGCGGATACCATCCAGCTTGCGAGTGTTGTGTATCTGCCACGGCTTCTTGAGACCATCAATCTGAACAGCACAGCCTCCGTTCGGCTCTCCACCGTAGCGCTCTGTGAACCAGCCATCGACAGGCGGAACAGAATTGAGGTGGTTAATCAGGGGTTGGTAGTCCTCTCGCTTCTTCTTGTTGAGCAGGTAACAGGTAGCGAAAACTTCGGACCATACGGCAAGGTCATTACAGACGACAGTATACCCACGCTTAGCGAGTGCCTGCGATACCCTAGTTGTACCTGAGAAGCCATCTAGAACCGTTGTCGTTTTGACTCGCTTGGCGAGTTGAAGAATGTGCGTAAGGAGCTTCAACTTGGAGCCAGCATACTTGATGCCCTCGGTGTATGGGGCATCAACGACAAGGTCGTCAAAAAGCGAAGGCGTTTCCATCATTGCTTCAACCCTGACTGCCGCTTCAAGCGAGCGATGTCTTCTTTGATCTTCTCAATAGCACTCGCCGTTCGCTGCAACGATTTGTTAGACATTTCCGGTTGTCATATTTTTGTTGCAACTATCTGATTTTGCTAAAGTTAAGTAAACTGCCTTCTTCATTTTCAGACTTCTTCCCTTTCAGGGACTATTCTACAGATTTATCTGGTAATGTTTTCATAATTTCTATGCAATTGCCTAAATACACTTCATTTATTCCCATGCCTATTCTCCTAATGCAAACAATAGCGATGATGATAAAATAGTGGTATCATCTGTTATAGATTTTTTCTATTGTAACCCCGCCATCCTTCCTTGGATAAAATTTTATGTTCATGCCAGCAATATAAAAATTCCGCCCATCGTGAATTGCCGAAATTAAGGCAGCCTCGATGTTTGCTTTTGCAAAGGCTTCACCCCTATCCCATCCTTGCATTCGCCCCCATGTGTATGCAACGAGAACAATAAAAATAAAAAATACAATAATCAACAATGTAAAAATTTCATTACGGATTGTAAGATTTTTTGCTCGGTAATAGTTGATTAAGCCTTTATTCATTTTATTGCATCCTCCCTTTCTCGAAACTTCCAATTTTCCATTATCTTTAATAATTCTTGCTCTTGCCCGCTAAATTCTTTTTCATTTTCTTCCCATAAATTGTGTGCTTCACTGGTTCTGTTTTGTCGTAATAATCTCTAATATATAAAGCACAACCCGTATATTCTCCGTTTGAATTTTTATCGCCAAATTGTTTCAATGTCTCTAAATCCCCTTCCCATTTTCCCTTATTTTTCTTTTCTGTTCACGGGCATTTACCATTGCCCTTGCCTGTTCTGCGGTTAATTTGCGTCTTGATTTTTTCCCGCCTCTCTTCCCCATTTCGGAAAGATATTTACTTATGATGAGCGCCACTACATTTGTTTCCATTTTCCCCTCCTTAGTTGTCAATTTTTTTGCCAATTCTATAGGCTCCCATGGCCTCCGCTGTCTTGTCATAAATTGGCTATATTTACTTAAATATTTGCACCCTACGATTGTATGTATCAACAACATAAATATAATTAGAGTCAATAGCTATGCCATGAGGATAATTAAACTGTCCATTATCAATGCCATAACTTCCAAATTTAGCCACATAGGCGTATGTAGTTTTATTAAATATTTGCACTCTATGATTCTCTGAGTCAGTAACATAAATATAATTAGAGTCAATAGCTATGCCGTGAGGATACTCAAACTGTCCATCGCCAGTGCCATAACTTCCGAATTTAGCCACATAGGCGTATGTAGTTTTATTGAATATTTGCACTGTATTATTCTCTAGGTCAGTAATATAAATATAATTAGAGTCAATAGTTATGCCGTGAGGATAATAAAACTGTCCATCACTATCGCCTCGGCCTCCAAATTTAGCCACATAGGCGTATGTAGTTTTATTGAATATCTGCACTCTGTTGTTTCCTGAGTCAATAACATAGATATAATTAGAGTCAATAGTTATGTCGTGAGGATACTCAAACTGTCCATTATCAATGCCATAACTTCCAAATTTAGCCACATAGGCGTATGTAGTTTTATTAAATATTTGCACTCTATGATTCTCTGAGTCAGTAACATAAATATAATTAGAGTCAATAGTTATGCCGTGAGGATACTCAAACTGTCCATCACTATCGCCTCGGCCTCCGAATTTAGCCACATAGGCGTATGTAGTTTTATTAAATATTTGCACTGTATGATTGTATGTATCAACAACATAAATATAATTAGAGTCAATGGCTATGCCTTGTGGATACTCAAACTGTCCATCACCATCGCCTCGGCCTCCAAATTTAGCATAAAATGATAACGGCAGTGGTGGGATGTCGTCATGTTTGCAACAACAATTTTCCTCTGCGTTAAGTTTTTCAAGAATTTTTTTTCTGGTCATTTGTCCCCTTTTTTTAGGTTTTACTGGTTTATTGTTAGCAGCATTCGCGCCTGAAGTTTTTCTGCAATATCAAGACAAAAATCACAATAAAATTTCCCATTAATTTCTACGCAATTATTTTTAACAACTTTTTTGCTACAGGCGTTACAATAGTCAACACAGTCTACACAATATTTATGCTCATTAATGATTGTGAGCTTGTCTTTTGGTAAGTTTTCGCCACAGATTTCGCAAATGGAGGCACAGTTATCACAATAACGCCAGCCATTTACTACTAAAAAATGTTTTTTATCGACGCTTTTGTAACCGCAATTTACGCATCTATAAACATTTTTGATATAGCAATCAGTGCAGTAAGTCTTATTGTCAGCTTCGATATAACGGGCGTTGTCTTTTTTTGTGATTTCACAGCCACAGTTATCGCATTTTCTTAACGACTCAATCTCCTCATTTTTTGAGATGATTTTCTCTGTGTTCATTTTGTCCTCCTTTTGGTTTTTTTCGCTATATATCTTCTGCTCAAATATCTGCACTCTATGATTATCTGAGTCAGTAACATAAATATAATTAGAGTCAATAGCTATGCCGTGAGGATACTCAAACTGTCCATCACCATCGCCTCGGCCTCCAAATTTAGCATAAAATGATAACGGCGGTGGGGGGATGTCGTTATGTTTGCAACAACAATTTTCCTCTGCATTGAGTTTTTTGATAGGTTTTTTTCTGGTTATTTTGTGTGTTCCCCCTTTTTCATAATACCCTCCCATGGCCTCTTGTGGCCAACCTTATGGACGGTATTTGTCCCCCCTCGCATCCCTATGATAAAATTGTCCTCCTTGTGTAATCGCCAACCCGTTGAGGGGCACGGATTAAAAACCTCGGCATTACCGTGCTGATTGGTTCTAATACGCCTGTGGCGTACGCCACAGGCGTATTAACGTTGTCCTGTTGCCCTGCGGCATTACCGCCCGTGTGAAATTGCCTGCCGCACTGCCCTACGTGTGTAATTATCGTCTCGTAGTTGCAATAATGCGGAGGCGGAAATTGCCCAAATATGCATCCCGTATTTTTTGTCAATATCATTGTTAAACTGTTCCGTTTGTGTTTTGCAATTCCCCGCCAAAATGCTGTCAGCGGCGGTTACGTAGATGTTTTCGAGATTTTTTAATTCGGCCTGTTTTTTGATTTTTTCGTCCCTGCGTTTTTTAAATGCCGTTATCGCTGACAAAAAAACTGATTTCGCTGTTTCTGTAATAATTTTGGGGGTGTGAAAAACCTCCCCCGAGACAATTTGAATATACGCTCCGGATTTTTCCTGCCTATTCCATCGCCATATAATCCCCTGCCCTCGTATTGCGCCCTCATAGAGGTGGCGGAGATGATGCGGTTTCAAAATGGTTTTGGATGACCAATCGGATTTTCTGATTTTGCGCCCACCAATTATAGTTGAGCCGTTTGTTAGTATTTGATACTCCCGGAAACCGAGGCCGTAATCTACCCATACACGGCGGTGATCAGGGGAGATTGTGGCGCTGTAATCTGCGTAATGCCATACTATCCTATCCCAGCCCCGATTTTTGCTCCTCTCTCTGTGCCCCCCTACGAGAGAATTTTTCCCGTAATATATTTTGCGATACCGTTTATTTTCAGGGAGAGAAAATATTGTGTCAAACGCGAGATTTTGGATTGCATCCTCCAGATGCCGAGGCAGTATATTTGTGCCTGCATGAGATTGATAGGTTTTTTTCACCTCTGCCGTTTCCGCAAACCGAGAGCGTGCATAAACCGGCAGTTTTTTGATAGTCTTGCGCTCACGTTTTACACAGGCAAAATGTTTGGTTTCCTCCTCCATAACAGCGACTGCGGTAGATTGCAGCGCTAACAGGTACGCGTCCTCCAGCGAATCAACGTAATACGGGTTGTGCTCGGACAGTATTTTGAATAATTTTGTTCCAACAACTCGTCTCTGTCCTGCCTCTGTTTTGGCGGTTGAGCCTAATTTCCGTGCTGCCCATGCGGTAGCCCACGCGGTAGCCTCTGCGGTAAGATTTTGCGTTTTCGTTTTCATTTTGTGTGTCCCCCTTTAAAATTTTACTGGTTTATTGTTAGCAGCAGGCGCTGTTCCTCCTGCCCCTGTCTATGTATATAAATTATTATACTCCATTTTAAAACTAACAAACGCTGCAGTTATCGCATCCCCACGATACAGATACTCGTCAGCCCATTTCTCTGCCGCCTCGAGGCTGATAGGCGACTCCTCCACACGAGACTCCCTGAGTATCATTGTGTATTCGTTGGCAAATCCTCGTTTGTCATCTCTGTCGAGGTAATAATTATTCTCCATCAGCCAGCTGATTAGAGCTGCCCGCCTCCTCGCCTCGTGGATTTCGTTGTTTATCGATTCGCCCCGCTCATTACCCTCTACACCGTCGTTTAATTGTCCACCGTCCCGTATATCCCAATCAAATTGACAATTACAAAATTCCTCGTGTTCAATTTTGAAATCGCCTGCATTGAGTTTTTCAAGATTTTTTTCTTTGGTCATTTTCATTTTGTCCCCCTTTAAAATTTTACTGGTTTATTGTTAGCAGCAGGCGCTGTCCCTGCTGCCCCCTATTATTAATAATATATCATAATCTCCTTATCTTGTCAAATTTATAATTTTAATGACCCTATTAATGTTTTTTATGCCCTCTGTTTTTTATGCTCTCTGTTTTTTATACTAATAATATATCATAATCTCCTTATCTTGTCAAATTTATAATTTTAATGACCCTATTAATGTTTTTTATACCAATACCTCTCAATTTTTATTTTGTCAAATTTATAATTTTAATAATTCTATAAATGTTTTTTATACCCTACTTGACTTCTCCCCCCCAAAAATGATATAAAAAATTATGAAAAAAATGGTTGATTCTAAAATCGTCAACAGGGTGCTCGCCCAATCCCCCAAACCCCTGCCCCCTAAACGTTTACGCCCCTCCTCCAGCGTCCAACCGTCAACTCATGCCCCCAAAACACGCATGCAATCCTATGTGCGGCGGCAGACTCTGCTGAAAGGGCTCATCGAGGGCAAGGCGATTCGGGAAATCGCCCCTACTCTCGGGTTGTCCCCCAAAAATGCAGCTAATCAGGCGGCGGTTATGCTCCACGAACCTGCGGTACAGTCATCGTTTTGTCGAATTCTCGAGGCGGCGGGGTTAACCGATGATTTTTTGGCGGCGAAAGTTCGTGAATTATTAACAGCTGAAAAAATTGAATATTTCTCACATGAGGGTGTGGTAACTGACCAGCGCACTCAGCCCGCCCATGAAACTCAACGCAAAACATTGGAGTTGGCCACCAAACTCAAGGGACACCTCAAGGACAACAACGCTAACGATATTAATATCGGTCTGATGCAGATTGTTGTGGATGCAATCAATGTTGGCACTGACGACACCGCAATACCAGTAACTCCGGTAATACCAGATATTTAAGTAATACCAGATATTTAAGTAATACCAGATTTGTTGGTAATACCAGATTTACTGGTAATACCAGATATTTAAGTAATACCAGATATTTAAGTAATACCAAATTTGTTGGTAATACCAGATTTACTGGTAATACCAGATTCTAAGTTTTGACCCAACGCCAGCTAATGTCTCATTGTCATAGATATGGACACAATCACCGATACTCCGATAACTCCGGTAACTCCGGTAACACCGATACTCCGATAACTCCGGTAACTCCGGTAACACCGATACTCCGATAACTCCGGTAACTCCGGTAACACCGATACTCCGATAACTCCGGTAACTCCGGTAACACCGATACTCCGATAACTCCGGTAACTCCGGTAACACCGGTAACACCGATACTCCGATAACTCCGGTTACACTGGCAACCCCAATAGCACTGCGGCAACATCGGAGTTAACTCGGTATAACTCCGGTGTGTCCGGCGAGCTCGGTTACTCCGGTTACTCCGGTTACTCCGGTAACTCCGACCAATTTTCTGATTTCAATAAGTTTTCAAAAATTCCCCCTTTTCTACCAGATTTTCCGCCCAACAGGGGGGTGCAAGGGTCATCGGGAAAAGAGGGAAAAATTGTTTAATCCCCTTTCCACCGAATTAATAAAATTAAACTCCTTGACTTAATTGACACTGCCTGGACATGATTAGCATATTTTTGACTTAATTGACATGTCCTGGACATGATGTTTATACGGAGGGAAGTCGAAGGGGGTGCAAGCCCGACATTACATTTTTTTGTAAGAATGTGAAAAGTGAACATAGATAGCAAGCAAGAGGCATTCTAAACGCTTTTACATAACTATCTTTCGTTGGATTGGTAATCTCACGTTTTTTCCAAAAAATGTAAACATTTTTTGGATGTGTATTAGAGAGAGAGAGAGTAAAAAGAAACAACAGCTTGAAGTAGCTTGAAGTAGCTTGAAGTAGCTTGAAGTAGCTTGAAGTAGCTTAAAGTAGCTTAAAGTAGCTTGAAGTAGCTTAAAGTAGCTTAAAGTAGCTTAAAGTAGCTTGAAGTAGCTTGAAGTAGCTTGAAGTAGCTTGAAGTAGCTTGAAGTAGCTTGAAGTAGCTTGAAGTAGCTTGAAGTAGCTTGAAGTAGCTTAAAGTAGCTTGAAGTAGCTTAAAGTAGCTTAAAGTAGCTTAAAGTAGCTTGAAGTAGCTTGAAGTAGACTTTTTTCCCCTCACACTTTTTCTGCAGGTTACAATTAAATGTAAGCGTCTAAATTATCTAATTTTGGACACAACTGTATTATATTAGATTATACAATCCAGTGTCGCCCCCATGGGGGGGGGCCGCTATCGGTCTATGTTTTGTATATTCGACTAATCCAGGGAGCCGATAGACTTGTTGAGGTCTCTCAATCCTGCCCTGGAAATCCTATATGGATAACCCCTATTATACTGACTCGCTGTAATAGGCCGGAGGGACACGGCGCAGCTTGTTGCTGTGTTTGCTCGCTGTCCGTGAGATTTGCTCGGGTATGGGATTGAGGCATAAGAACCGTCAACTCTTGATTTGTTCATAAAATAAGCGTAATACATTTTGAGGAGGATGTCAAGTTAAATTTTCTTATAGGGGTTATAAGGATAATTATATAAGAGTTAAAATTAGCTATCCGAAAAAATTTGACCTATGAGGATAGATATGATATATTTTCAATATGAGCAAAGATATAGAGCAAACACTTAAATGGAAGGTAGAAGAATGTCAAAAGGTAATCAAGTCATTTACTTATTTTCTTAATAATTATGTATGGATAGAGGATAAGGCTTCACATACGGCGATAAAATTAGAATTATGGCCTGAGCAGGAGAAGATAATATCGACAATAGTAGAATCTCCGTTATTAATAATATTAAAGGCAAGGCAGTTAGGATTGACATGGTTAATTGCGGCATATGTATTATGGCAGACATTAAGGAATCGGCTATATTTAACAGTAGTTATATCTGTAAACGAGGAATTAAGCATTGAATTTTTAGAGAGGGTTTATTTTATAATGGACAGGTGTCCTAAATGGCTTGGGACAGCGGGGGCGCCGATAAAGACACGCAGTAAGCAGGTATTAGAGATACAGCATTTAAGGGGATTAGTGGGAACGATAAAGAGTTTACCTACAACCGAAATGGGGGCGCAATCAAAGACTCCGAATTTACTAATAATGGATGAGACATGCAAGAACAGGATGTCGAGGGCGATATTCAATGCATCTTATCCGGGGATTGAGGCGGCGAAGGGGCAGGTGATACTAATATCGAATGCAATAAAGGAAGGGGCTGGTTGGTATTTCACGAGAGATTTATATATAGCAACTATGCGGGGATTAAATAAATTCAGACGCATTTTTTTATCGTGGGCTGCACATCCAGGGCGACCTGCTGATTTTAAGGAGCAGATGTTATTGGCGGGCATGAGTAAAAGGGATATAGATGAGAACTATCCTGATACTGAGGAAGAAGCGATTGAAGATCGCAATATCAAGGGGGTTTATTATTCTCGTCAGATGACAGAGGCGAGGAAAGATAAAAGGATAAGCAGTGTTCCGTATGTAGAGGGACATGAGGTAAATACTTTTTGGGATTTAGGGATAGATGATGCCAACACAATTTGGTTTATGCAGCAGATAGGGCGTGAATATAGATTTATAGATTATTACGAAAATTACGGTATGGGTTTTTCACATTATGCCAAAGTGTTAAAGGAAAAGCCATACGTTTACGGAGATCATTACATGCCCCATGATGTTGAAAAAAGAGAAATGGGGGGTGATACAGATGTAGCGTTAAGTCGTAAGGAGGTAGCTGAGAATTTAGGTATAAGGCCGATTCTTACAGTTAAAAGGGCTAAGGATTCACAGGCGATATTAAATGGCATTGAAGCCGTAAGAAATATTCTTGGTCAATGTTGTTTTGATGAGGAAAAATGCGCTAAGGGGATATTGGGGTTAGAGGCTTATCAATCTGAGTGGGATGAGGAAAAAGAAAAATTAGGAAATAAACCTTTACATAACTGGGCAAGTCATCCTGCTGATGGATTCAGAACATTTGCAGTTGGCTATACTCAAGAGACACCTAAAGAAACTACAAGAAACATGAGAGATTATTTTAATTCCGATAATGCTTATATGGGGGGTTAATTCCCCAAAAAGTAAATTGTTCCTCATTTGGGAAATACCTCTTGACAAAACTTAACACTTCTGTTTTAATTTATTTATGAAAGCAAAAAAGGTTGAGCATTCAGAGTTTCGTTACGAAAAAATTCTGCTTGAAATTAAAGACAGACTGCAAAAAGCTATTGACGAAGATAATGAAAATCGCAAACTTGCATTATCTGATTTAGAATTTATAGGGGTTGAGGGCGCTCAGTGGCCTTCGGCTATCAGGGCTTCAAGGGAAGCAGACGGCAGGCCATGTATAACAACAAACAAATTGCCTACCTTTATTGACCAGGTCGTAGGCGATCAACGCATGAATCGTCCTTCGATTAAAGTTATTCCTGTTGACTCAAAGGCAGACCCTGCGATAGCTGAAATCTTAGGTGGCTGGATTAAGCATGTCCAGCAGGCATCGAAGGCAGATATTGCGATAGACCATGGTTTTGAACATGCTGTATCCTGTGGATATGGGGCTATAAGGGTTGTTACTGAATATTCGGATGAAGATTCATTTAATCAGGATGCTTACATACGAAAAATTAATAATGCCCTATCTGTTTACTGGGGCAAACATTCGGAATATGATTGTTCTGATGCGAAATACTGCATTATTATTGGAGATATGGATAGGGAAGAATTTAAAGAAACATATGGACACGACCCTATGCCATTCAACCCGGCAGACAGTCGGTATGTAGAAGGCTGGTGTAATGCAAACACAGTAAGGCTTGCGGAATATTTTATTAAAGAACCAATTACCAAAATAATATATTTGTTAGAAGATGGTAGTGTGGTAGAGAAACTTCCCCCCGGTGAAATTCCTATTAAAAAACGTAGTAGTGTAGGCTATGAAATAAAATGGTATCTTGCATCAGGGAATAAAATTTTAGATGAAAAAATATGGCCAGGTAAGAAATATATTCCTATAATACCGATTTGGGGGAAGGAAATTAATGTAGGTGGCAAGCGGATAATCAGAGGTTTAATCAGAAATGCTAAAGACGCTCAAAGGCTTTATAATTTTTGGAATTCAGTAGATACTGAATTAGTAGCATTAGCTCCAAAGGCTCCTTATCTTGCAACTGCAAAACAGATAAAGGGGCATGAACCACAGTGGAGAGAAGCACATCGTAAGAACTTCCCTTATTTACTATTTAACCCTGATGAAAAAGCCCCGGGGTGGCCAAGGCGTGAAGCTCCGCCACAAGCGTCTTCTGCTATGGTAACAAAAATTCAGCAGGTTGATCAGGAAATAAGAGACACAATGGGGTTGCAAAAGGCTTCACTTGGGATGCAAAGTAACGAACGTTCAGGGGCTGCTATCAGGGAAAGAAAGATGGAAGGTGATGTTGGCACTTTTGCTTTTATAGATAATCTCAAGAGATCAATGGAACAACTTGGTCGTGTGTTGGTAGATGTTGCTCCGGGTGTTCTCGATACCGAAAGAATAATAAGATTAGGATTAGAGGGGGGATTACAGAAGTTTGAAGCGATAAACATAGAAACTACTCCTGACGGACCGATTGTAAACGATTTATCAATTGGTAAATACGATGTTGTAATCACTGTTGGGCCATCTTTTACTACGCAAAGGTCAGAGGCAAGACAAAGCATGAGCGAGTTTATTCAATATTATAGGGAAGCTGCTCCTTTAATTGGCGATTTATATGCAAAGTCAATGGATTGGCCTGGTGCTGAAGAAATGGCAGAGAGGCTGGAATACTTATTACCGCCTGAAGTTAAAGAAAAGGTAAAACAGAAATCAGCAGAGTTAAGTGGAAAAATACCTGATAAGTCGCAGACACAACCACCTAATCCATTGTTAGAAGCAGAGTTACAAAAAGCAATATTAAAGATGCAGGAATTGCAGATAAAGGTTGAACAGGAAAAGGCAAGGCTTGAGGGTCTTCAGATAGATAATGAATTGAAGATGGAAAAAGCTATGGGTTCACAACAAAAATTTAAGGAGGAATAATATGCCTGAGTTAATTAGTATGCTGTTGCCGAAAAAGAAGGATGACAAATCAAATGTTGAAATAACACCCGATGCTCCCAAGTGGCCATATGGGCTGAAGGTAACATTTGAAAAAGAACAGATAGATTTAATGCCTTCTTTAATTGATTTGAAGGTAGGCGATAGGGTTATGCTTCACGGGGAGGCTTGTGTTATTGAAGTTAGAATAACAGAAGAACAATCAGAGCCAGAGCATCATACTATTTCATTGCAGATTGAAAAAATAGCAGTTGAGCCTGTAGTTAAGAAAAAAATCGAGGAGATGACGATGAAAGAATATAAAAAAATGAGGGAAAGCGAGCGTTGAAGTTTTTACTAACAATTAACCGACTTGACGTATTCAAGGCATCAGACTTAGGAGGTCTGCATTTATGATAATTTCAGAAGAAGAAAAGAATGTAAGTGTTATTCCTGTTATCAAGAATGAGGTGGATGATCCACAAAATTTATCTGTGAGCTCAGTTGCCCCACTTCCTGAAGCAGCGGATGAAATTACAGAGACCGAAGAAGAAAAGGAAGAAACGGTCGCTTCCGAAACAGAGAAGAAGGAAGAAACTTCTGAGGAAACTCTGCAAGAAAATATTGAGCAGCCTAAAAACAGGGAAAGTGATGCGGTTCAGCGTAGATTTAACGAGCTTACAAAGCTCAGGAGAGAAGCCGAGCGTGGATTGGAATACGAACGCAAAAAACGTATTGAGCTTGAAGAAGAACTATCTAAAGTCAAACGCACTATGCCGCAAGGCAGTTCGGAAGGCAAGCCCAAAATAGACGATTTTGAAGATGATGCGGATTATTATGAAGCCCTTACTGAATGGAAAATTGAAGCCAAACTAAAGGCGAAAGACGAAGAAATGTCAAGGGCGACAAAGCAGGCAAATGAAAAAGCAGGGATTGATAGAATTTATCAGGAACTTAATGGCAAAATCGAAAAAGGAAGCGCCAAGTATGCAGATTTTAATGAACTCGTCCTTAACGAAAATCTCAAGTTTTCTGATGCAATGGTTGAATCAATTCTAATGTCTGACACTGCGGAAGACATTCTGTATTATCTCGGAAAGCATCCTGAAGAATCTGCTGTTATTGCGAAATTCCCACCGTTAAAAGTTGCTCACGAATTAGGTAAAATTGAGGCGAGGCTAAATGTCCCGCGAAAAAAACTAACACGAACGCCTGACCCCATATCTCCAGTAAACGCCATAGGCGTAACTGATAAAGACCCAGCCAATATGACACCAAGAGAATATAGGGCATGGCGTGAAAAAGACAAATAAAGGAGAATAATTATGGCTTCAAGTAATATACTTTTAACCCCAACTATTATAGCAAAAGAGGCAATGTTGCAGTTATCTAACAGCATGGCTATGTCAAAGCATGTTCATACTGCATATAAGAATGAATTTGTAAGGGTCGGGCAGACCATTACTGTGAAAAAGCCAAATAAGTTTAGGGCTACAAAGTCTGCAACACGAGTGAATACGGATATATCAGAGCAAAGCACTTCTATTACACTGGCTTCGCCTGCGCATGTTTCATGGGCTTTTAGTTCAACTGAGCTTACCACTACCATAAAGGAATACAGTAAGAATTATATTCAGCCTGCCGCATTGGCGCTGGCAAACATGATTGATACTGATTTATGTGGACTGTATTCGGAAGTTTATAATTCAGTAGGAACACCTGGTTCAACCCCTGCAACTTTTGCGGCTTTAGGTGAGGCACAGCAGAGACTTGATGATGAAACAGCGCCTTCTGATACCAGAGTTGGTATTCTAAATCCTGCGGCTAACTGGGCGCTGGCTGATGGACTCAAGGGGACTTTTGCACAGAATGTAGCAAAAAACATTGTAACAAAAGGCTTTTTGGGACAGATTGCTAACCTGAATCTCTACACCGACCAGAATGTTGTCCGTCATACTACAGGGAACTTCACCGCTGGTGCAACACCTGTAATGAATGGCGCAACAGTTTCTGGCGCTACTTCCGTTATCACAAATGGCTGGAGTGGCTCTAATACAGTAAAAAAAGGCGATGTGTTCACTATTGCGGGCGTATATGCTGTCAACCCGATGTCAGGCGCTTCAACAGGTGTGCTTCGTCAATTTGTTGTTACTGCGGATACTGATGATACAGGCGCGGATATGACCATTCCAATCTCACCTACAATAATTTATGGAGCAACCAATCCTTATACAAATGTTAGCGCACTTCCGCTAACTACTGCGGCCTTGACTTTTAAGGGAAACGCCAACAGTGTATATCCTCAGAACCTTATTTTCCACCCTTCGGCTTTTGCATTGGTAACAGTGCCTATTGAAATGCCATCGGGCGTATGGGGAGCAAGAGAGACTGACCCTGAAACAGGACTTAGCTGCAGAGTAGTCAAGCAGTATGATATTGAGTTTGATGAAGAAGTCATTAGAATTGATGTGCTTTCGGGCATTAAGGTATTGTATCCTGAGCTTGCTTGTAGGCTTTGGGGTTAAGTTAAATTTCAAAAGCGATGGCGGACGCTATAATCCGCCACAAATCTTGACTTGAAAAGGTCATGCGAAAGGAGAAAAAATAATGTCGGCAAACAATGTTTTATTAGGTTCAGATGCACAGGTCAAAGCAAATGGACATAAACCTTTGCCTCCTCAAATAAAAACTCCTGCATGGAGATTTCATAAGGATTTTCTTGAGGGTAAGGTATTCCTGACTGATGATGAACTCGATGATGCAGACTCAAAAGGGTGGGTTGATCATCCAGGGAAGGCAAGGCTGTTGCAAGGGCATGAAAAAATATGGGAAGCACAGCAGTTGCTGGAAGCAAAAAAGCCGATACAAGAGAAAAGCAATAAGAATATTATTGAAGCTATTGCTGCTGAAATTGAGGCGAAGTATAAGAAAGATTATGAGGATGCAAAAACACCTGTTGGGTCTCATCTTTGCACTTTATGCGGTAAGTCTTTTTCTACACTAAGGGCATTAAACATGCATGGAATTGCAGCGCATAAAAATAAAATCAGGAGAGACGATTGATAGTTGAAACTTTAATCAAGGCAGCATTTAGGAAAATAGGTGTGTTGTCGTCAGGAGAAAGTCCTGAGACAGATAGGCTGGATGAATCGCTTAAGGCGTTACAATCAATGCTTAGGTCTTGGGCGCAAAATCACATACTTATTTTTGCATCCAGCGAGGAGAGTTTTGTCTTAACTGCTGGGAAGACTTCCTATACATGGGGGATAGGAGGCGATATAAACACAATACGGCCTTATCAAATCCTAAGTGCATTTATTAGAGATTCAAATGGGACAGACATTCCTGTTAGAATTATCTCAGAAGGCGAATATGGAAGAATTTCCTCAAAGACTTCTATAGGCAGGCCAACATTGCTTTTTTATCATCCTGATTATCCGTTTGGGAAAATTTATGTTTATTCAACTCCAAACACTGTGGAAACAATGCTGTTTAAAACCTTAAAGCCATTTACCGAAACTTCTTCTTTTTCATCTGTTAATGATACATTATCTTTTCCACCGAACTATGAGGAAGCATTAATATATGGACTTGCAATCCGCATAGCCCCTGAGTATGGAGTAAGAATGTCTAATGAAGCAGTAGCAATAGCAAATGATAGTTTTGATTCTGTTATAGGCTTAAATTCTCAAAATCAAATAGAACCGATAAGACTTGATAATGAATTACCGATAGGCAATAGAGGCGGATTTAATATAAATTCAGGTTGAAAAACAGGAGGAGTTTTTTATGATTGAAGAATACGAAAAACAAGAGATTATTGATAGGGCTGTTGAAAAAACACTATTGAATATCCCTGAAATAATCGGCTCGCTAATGTCTTCTCATGCAGCCTTACATAAAATTAATCAAAAATTTTATTCTGATTATCCTGAATTTAAAGATAAGAAAGATATTGTTGCTTCAATAGTAGAAAGCATTGAAGGCAATAATCCACTTATGAAATACGAGGATATACTTCAAAAGGCTGTGCCAATAATCAAAGAAAGGATTTTAACTATCAAAAATCTCAACACAACTGATGTTAGAAAGCCTGATAGTCTTACATTTAATGGAGTTATTTAATGTCCATAGATTATGCAAAAGACGGTAGCTTTGCTTTACATATTGGCTCTGATAAACTTTCAAGGGGACTACGTCCTTCCAAGCGTATGCCACGCAATAATGAGTTTCTTATAGAATGTAAGGGAGCAGTTGGCAGGGACGGGGTATTACAGGTTATTGATAATTTAACAAGAATAGATACCTCCGCCTTATCAGATGCAGTTTTTCCTTATCCACAGATATTTGTATTCACGAATATGATTATTGTATGCACAGATACTAAAATTTACGAATGGGTAAATGGTTCGCTTTCAGGGGTAAAACTCACAGTTGTGGCAGGTAACACATGGGCGGCAGTAGATTTCCATGATTATGTTTATATGAGTAATGGCAAGGTGGCGGTTATTAGAGCCATTGATGGGACTTATAGTGTGAGGACTGATATACCGACTGCTACAAGCATATTAAATTTTAACGGACAGGTGATAATCAGCTCTCCTAATGCAGGTTTTATATCGCCACCTCCACCTCCTGGCGCTGACAAGGCTATCTTCGGATACGGATATAATGACGAAGGTAGTCTATCCATAACTAATCTTGTTTCTAACACAGGTGTGGTAGCTACAGACACCGCAAGTGTAGGAACTGCAAGGTTCTATCTCGCAGCCACAGGCTATGGCACGGACAAGGCTATTTTTGGATATGGACATGCAAGCGGTGCCGTCTCCATAACCAATCTTGTTTCTAACACAGGTGTGGTAGCTTCGGATACCGCAGGTGTAGGAACTGCAAGAAGTGGACTTGCAGCTGCAGGGTATGGTGGAGACAAAGCAATTTTCGGTTATGGCAGTGGTCTTGCCTCCATGACTAATCTTGTTTCTAACACAGGTGTGGTGTCTGAAAACACTACAGGTGTAGGAACTGCAAGACAATTCCTTGCAGCTGCAGGTTATGGTGGAGACAAGGCTATTTTTGGATATGGATGGACGGTTTTTATTTATGTCTCCATAACTAATCTTGTTTCTAACAGTGGTGTTGTGTCAGCAGATACAACAGGTGTAGGAACTGCAAGAGGTGGACTTGCAGCCGCAGGGTATGGTGGAGACAAAGCTATTTTTGGATATGGTTATGCAAGCGGTGCCGTCTCCATAACCAATCTTGTTTCTAACACAGGTGTGGTAGCTTCGGATACCGCAGGTGTAGGAAGCCCAAGGAACTCTCTTGCAGCTGCAGGGTATGGTGGAAATAAAGCTATTTTTGGATATGGATATGCAGACGCTAACCTCGCCATGACCAATCTTGTTTCCAATACAGGCGTGGTGGCTTCAGACACTACAGGTGTAGGAACTGCAAGGTATGCTCTTGCAGCCGCAGGTTATGGCACGCAGTGATTACTCTGACAGCAGTCAGCTTCTCACTTCAACGGCAGATATTTTACAAGCATTAAAAAGAGGAATTTGTGATGAAAAATGATAAAAAATTCTGTTTGGGAATTTACAAAAAGAATTTAAACGCCAATGAGTAACTGGAGAGACATAGGCAAGTGGGCTGGGATTACTCTTTCGCCAAATGTCTTCGGCTATATTAATAACCCAAGATGGACTAAAGAGCTTGCACATAGTAATAAACATTTCCCTTGTGGGTATTGGTATAAAGGGACTGTAACGATAAATCCTGTTTGGGAATTTACAAAAGAACCAGAGGCTCTTAACTATGTCCCCCCTGACCCTTGCGACCCTTGGGGAGGCTTTCCCCCACCGCCCCTACCGCCCCCACCGCCGTTACACCTGCTATTTCATGCTTGGTTTGGAGGCCGAGGCGATGACGAAGGGCAGTTCGTTACTCCTGCTGGTATAGCCATTGACTCTAATTATATTTATGTTGCTGATACAGGCAATCGCAGAGTGCAGATATTTGATAAGACTACATACGACTGCAAAGGAGCATTTGGAGGCTTGGGTTTTGGTGATGGAAAGTTTTATTCTCCTTTCGCCATAGCTGTTGATGAATCTTATATTTATGTTTCTGACATAGACCTCCATAGAATACAGATATTTGATAAAGCTGCCCCATACGCCTTTGTAGGTAATTTCGGAAGTGAAGGCGATGGTGATGGACAGTTTAGTTTTCCTCGTGGTATAACTATTGACTCTAATTATATTTATGTTACTGACTCAGAGAATCATAGAGTGCAAATATTTAATAAAACTACATACGCCTTTGTGGCTAAATTTGGAAGCTATGGCGATGGTGATGGACAGTTTCGTATGCCTTCTGGTATAGCCATTGACTCTAATTATATTTATATCGTTGAATTAACAGGTAATAGAGCGCAGATATTCAATAAGGCTACATACGCCTTTATAAACAAGTTTGGAAGCGGAATCGTAAGTGATAGGCAGTTCGATGGCGCTTACAGTATAGCTGTTGACTCTAATTATATTTATGTTACTGAGACAGGAAAGGGCGGAGTGCAGATATTTGATAAGTCCACTCTTGTTTTTCAAAGTCAAATATTAAGTGGCGTTGAGCATTACATGGCTCCTGTTGGTGTAACTTCTGATGAAACTTATGTTTATATCACTGACAATTCTATTTCCAGGGATAAAATACAGATATTTAAATGGCAGCCACTATTTTAGTTTTAAAAAGGAGGTTTTGAGAAAATTGTCTTATCCCAAATTTCTAAACTTTATAAAACATAAGGAGATAACAAATGGCACATCAATGTCCTAACACTTATTACAAAATGCTACAAAAAGGGCAGCATGTCTTTGACACAGATGTATTTAAAATTATTCTAATGCAAAGTAGTTTTGTCTTTGATAGGGATACTCAAAACGCTTACGCAGATGTCTCTGGGTCGGAATTGCCTACTGCCAATGGTTATACTGTTGGAGGCGCAACATTAGCAGGAGTAGCTTTGAATGTTGACCATGTCCTTGACCGTTCAAATGTAAGTTGGAATAATGTATCATGGACGGTCTCAGGCGGGCCTATAACTGCAAGCGGGGCTATTGTCTATAATGATTCAACAAGCACAGGCGGAGGTGATGATTACACAAAGGCGATTGTTGGCTATATTGACTTTAACGGGGCGCAGACAGCATCAGACGGTTCTACATTTAATATAGCAGGGCTTGTAGCATTCATTAAGAAGGTAACAGGAACATAAAAAGTGGCAGATGTCTTCATTATAGACGCTGAATTTGGGGCTGAAGCTGATATATATCCGCCCTTTATTATAAACGCTGAATTTAGGGCTGAATCTGGCGTAATTGCGGTAGTAACCATATATCCGCCCTTAGTTACGGATGCTAAATTTGGGGCTGCTGCTGGCATAACAGGGGCAGCCACGATATATCCAGCTTCACCGCCAAACCCTGCTCTTAACGTTACATTCCAAGTCAACAACACCACTATATGGGGAGAAGGGGGGATTGGAGGTTATCTTCCATGGACTAATATAGCAAACGCAGAATTTGGCGCTAAGATAGGCATAGAGGGACTCTTTGCTCTTTCTTTCGTAACTAACGTTTTTGGATTTTCAGTTTGCGAGGCAGGCATAAATGCAGACTTCTATGTTAATTTTCAACGTAATTTTGTAGCATGGTCGAAAATAGGAAGGCTTGATTTTACCATAGATAGAACAAACGAAGCAGGAACAAGACCACTTGATTGGAAAGGCTTTGTCTATAGCGTTAAAAAACTCGGCAACAGGGTTATAGCTTATGGCGAAAATGGCGTAAGTATTTTAAATCCAGCAGGAACAGCATATGGTTTATCTACTATTTACAGGGTAGGCTTAAAGTCTAAAAATGCAGTAGCAGGCACAGAAAATGTGCATTGGTTTGTAGATAAGGGGGGGCAATTATGGGAATTATCCGAAGAACTGAAAAAACTTGATTACTCGGAATATTTATCAACTATGGGCGATATAACCTTGTCATATGATAAATTTAATAATGCTCTGTATATCTGTGATGGCTCTCAAGGATATATCTATCGGGATGGCAGCTTAGGAAAATGCTCTGTAAATCTTACAGGAATTGATTCGCAATCAGGCGCATTGTATGTTGTGGCTGATACTGATATTAGCGTGCCTATTTTTGAGATATGCACGGACATATACGATATGGGAACAAGAAAAGGCAAGACAATAACAGGGTTTGAAATCGGGACTAATTTGTCAGGCACATTATCGGCAGCCATAGATTACAGAAGGGATATGAAAAGTGAATTTATATGCACTCCTTGGCATTATATCCAAAAAGGTGGTAGAGTTTTTATGACTGCCTACGGAAGAGAATTTAGGTTTAGGGTAAAATCAAATGAGCCTTCTTGGGAATATTTTGAATTAGACTGGATAACAGTTATCGGAAAGGTTCATAATAGTTAGATAGGAGAGAATTAAATGCCGACTATGATAATAAAAATATTGCCAGTGCAAATCCCTCAGTTATGGGAAACAATAAAATTCGCCTTTAATCAGTCAGGTGAAATAAATAAAGAAGATATGCCATTCTATTTTAATGAATTGCTTCATGCGTTATTAAGCGAGAAGGCTCAGTGTTGGCTACGGCTAAATGACGATAGAAACATTATGGCTTTAATGATTACACGTGTTTTAGTCGATAAATTTACAAATGTTAAGTCTCTTTTTATACAATCCTTATATTCATGGCAAGGGATTGAAGATAAAGAATGGCAGAATGATTTCCGTTTTTTAAAAGAGTTTGCAATACATAATCAATGTAAACATATTTCTTTTGATTCTAAAAACCCAAGAATATGGGAAGTTGCAGGATTAGTTGCATTTAAAGAAACTACCAGAAAATTTATAAGAGAGGTAAATTAAAATGGGCGGCGGCGGTAGTGAAAGTAGTGGCAAAACAGAAATAAGATATGCCCCATATATTGAGACGCAACACATGGGTTTTCTTTACAAAACAGCATATTATAGGGATGCAGCGTTAGCTACTAACCCTTTTGCTGATTTTTGTACCAATATACCGCTTGATGAAGCCTTTTTCGGAGCAGGTCATATTATTACCAGCTTCCCTGCCTTATACGATATGTATGGTAAATTCATGGCAGGACTTGATATAGAGGTGTTATTTAATCAGGAATTTGAAGCCAGCACCAGCGGGCCTATTATCAATAATCTTGTAGCAGCCAAGAATGTGCTTTTGCAAGACGAGATAGACGATGAGCTTACTAAATATTCAGTTGGCATGAGGGATTTGAACTCTGTTATGGCAAGCTCATTTGTTATAGGTAAAAGTATTATTCGTGGCGAAGGTGTTAAAAAGATAAGTGATTTTGATGCAGAACTCAGATACAAGATGATACCTGTTGCAGCGGATAGATGGAAAACACATCTTGATTGGAATAAAAGTGTGGTTGGGGTATACGCTGAATTAATGAAGCTATATTACTCAGCCAAGATGGACATACAAGAAGAAAACTCTTCGATGTTAGCGAAAAAAATACTCTGGCCATTTACAGTACTTGAATATAATAGGGCAGCGCTGGGAGCGTTACAGGGGGCAACAAATACCAATGCAAGTATTGCAGGGGCTTCTAAGGCAAGTAAGGCGATAAGTGGGGCGTTAAGTGGGGCGGCTATGGGGGCTATGGCAGGTGGTGCTATTAAGGGTTCAGCAGGTGGTCTTCCCGGTATGGTAATAGGTGCTGTGTTAGGTTTAGCAGGTGGACTTTTAAGTTAAGGAGAATTTTATGGACGAACTTTATAGTTTAAAGAGCAGACGCAAAAAGACTACTGAAGGCAATTCTTTATTGCAGGGAATCGGATCAACGCTTGTGCCTGACAATAGGCTAATATCTCCTCAGTCCGCTGCTGTAGAGACAGAAAGTGTTCAACCTACTGCTGTAAATAATTTATTAAAAATTGCAAGTATGTTTGGGAATCCCGCCACATCGGGGAATGTGCCAATCTCGAATGTGGAAACTAACAATGCTTTGCTAAATATGCCTCAGCAAAAAATAGAGCAACCAGCGGCAGGCAGCTTATTGGATTATTGGGCGAAGCCTGCTGTTGGCAAAATACCGTTAGACCAGTTTGTTCATGTTGCAGGTATGTTATCAAATGCGATTGCCCCTAATACGCCTATGGGTAGAGTAGGAGCAGGTCTATCACAATTAGGCGGCGCAATGTATGGTGAACGACTTAAACGTGAAGATGAAGTAAAAATTCCAACAGAGTGGGGGGCGTTTTATAAAGAACACAGAAATACTGTTAATCCGACAACAGGAAAGCCCTATACGATATTAGAGACACTAAAAGATTTTAAGGCACTTAATGCGACACCAAGAGAATTTGCTCCGGCAAATATATTATTTAAAAACGAAGCAACAGGTGAATCAACATATGTAAATAAAAATGACAATGAAAAGCTCAATGCATTGTTGAAATTAGGGTTTAGGGAAATTGAAAAGCCTGCCGATGTGGTGGATGAAAACAGGCCGTATTTTACAGAAGCGGCAGCTCGCTTTGCAAGTGAGGGTGATATGCCTCAAGCAGCTTTTTACGGAAGTTTGGCAGGTATGAAACCTTCGGATATTGCAGCTTTGACAGGCAAAGAACCCACAGCGCAATGGAAACTTATAAAAGACAAGACTTCAGGCACAGGATTTTCTTATCAGAATATGAGCAACCCTGCTGAAATTCGCCAAAATGCTGCTGAGCCGCCTACACTTGGGGCTACACAAGCGGCAAGCGCCAGACAGCAAGAAGGTTTTCAGCAGGAGGATAAGACAGCAATGAATAAGGAAATTGCTGCTTATACAGACAAATGGAGTAAGCGAAAAGATGGTACGTATATTAACTGGTCAAGCGGAGTGCCAGTTAGAAAAACAGGAGCAGAGTATCAGCAGGGATTGGATGATATAAGAAATAAGTATGGTGTAATAACTTATAGCAAAGAACCGATAGGCATGACATTTGAAGGCAAGCTTGTCTATCGTGGCAGTGATGGGAAAAATTACATAAAATGAAGGGCCACCAATGAGTTTTAAAGAATACACAGGAGAGGTATTACCCTTAGAGGGCTTGCCAAAAAACATAGAGAAAGTATTGCCCTTTAAGAGGGACATGATGACTGATAATTGGCAAGAATACACAGGAGAGGTATTGCCCTTAGAGGACTTGCAAGAAAACACAAAAAAGGTATTGCCCTTTAAGAGGGACATGATGACTGAGCTTGGAACGGATATTGTAAGAGGAGCAGTCAGAGGGCTTGAGACAGACTTAAAAGCAGCAAGGGCAGGCGAAAAGCCTCCAACAGGCGATGTTGACTATTTAAAAGAAGCGGCTGGAATGGGCAAGAAGGCAGTATTTGGTATATCTGAAAATCTTGGAGCAGGCGTAAAGAAATTTGGTGAAGTTTTAACGGACATAATGAAGGAAGGAAAGGTTGGCAAGTATATAGGGCCTGCTATTGAAGGCGCAGGCAGAGAAGCAGAGCAGTTTTGGAAAGAAAAGAAAGAGGCTGTGCCAACTCAAGGTGCAGTTTTTACAACTCCCTTAATAGAAGCAACGAGACAATTACAGGACTCTGACATTTTAAAACCACCTGAGAATTTAGGTGTAGGGCATCAAGCTGTAGAGGTTGTTACGCATTCTTTGGCCAGTAGAATCCCCTTCGCATTAATAGGACTTATAAGAGGGGGGCAAGCAGGCGCTGTATCTAATGCAATAGCAGGTGGCGGCACTATTTATGGGCTTGCTAAAAAAGATGAAATAATGGAGATTGGTCGTAAGTTAAGACCTGACATGCCAGAGAAGGAATTAGAAAAAATAGCAAATGCGGCTGGTCTTGTAGAAGGCACAGCCGAGACAGCATTGGATTTAATAGCAGGCAAACTTTTAGGGTTGCTTGGAGTAGGTGAAGCAGTTAAGGCGCCATTAAAAGAGACATTAAAGAAAACGCTTAAAGGTTCTATCATTGAAATCCCTAAAAAAGTCTTTAAAAACTACGCCAAAGTATTGCCTGTAGAATTAACACAAGAAACTATACAGGCATGGGGAGATATACGGACATATAAAAAATTAAAATTGCCAACAGATGAAACACTCTTTGGTCATATGCCAGTTACCGCATTGTCAACTTTAATGTTTGCAGGACTTGGTGTAGGCGGCCAGAGGATACAAGCCAATAAACTTTTAAAAACCTTAGAAGACCCAAAAGCAGACCCTAATGAAAGAATGAATGCAGTTAATGGCATAGGCAAGTTTATATATGACCAAGATGCAGAATTAGGCAAGGATTGGTTGACAAAAAGCTATGCGGCAGTTTTGAATAAGCAAAAAATAGATATAAATGCGCCAATCAGAACAGAGATATTTAAAGAATACACAGGTCATGCAGAGCCAATTCAGACAGGCCAGGCCGAGGCTGTAAAGCAGCAGCCAACACGAAGGTCAGTAGCTACTCCTGTTACTAATATTCCAAAACAGATGCAGATGTTCGATGAGGAGGCAGAAGGCAGCAAAGTGTCTGAGAGAGAGCTTCCCAAAGAGCAAGAAACTGTGCAAGATACGCAAATTCCAAAGAGCATGTCAGAAATCAAGGTATCTCCAGCGATTGACATAACCCTTGAATCTATTAAAGCCAGACGTGAGGCCAATATCCCATTGACCGAAGATGAAATATCGTTTTTAAATAAACAGCAGAAATCTCCTGCAGAGTTAAAAATAGAAGAACAGCAGATGAAATTAGACAAAAGAGGGCTAACTATGTCGCCCGAGAAAATGGTGGATGACCAAAGCATTCACGGGATTGCTGAAGACCTTTATGACGGTAATATGAATAAGGTGCGGGAATCTATTGCTGACGCTACAAGCAGGGGGTATGACCCTAATGAGATTATGCACAATGTAAGGACTATTGCGAATGAATTAAACGCTGAGTCAACGCTTGAGTCTAAATTAAGAAAAAAAGACAAGAAAGTAGTTATAGATAAGACTGTTGGAGATGAAGCTAATTGGACTACACTTCAAGAGCAATTTGGCAAAGGATTTACTGTTGGTTCAAAGGTGCAAATAGGTCGTTCTCCAAGAACATATACTATTGTTGAAATTCTAACGCCTACAGAAATTGAATTGAAAAATAATGAACAGTTTTACAAGATTAAAAATAATAATACAGGCGAAATTCAGACAATAGAATTTGGAGATATAAGAAAAAAGAAACAACCTCCTGATGTTAAGGCAAAACAAGCATTGCCAGGATTTTTCATTAAAGAAACTAATATGCCGACTGAGGCTGAGTCAACGCTTGAGTCTAAATTAAGAAAAAAAGACAAGAAAGTAGTTATAGATAAGACTGTTGGAGATGAAGCTAATTGGACTACACTTCAAGAGCAATTTGGCAAAGGATTTACTGTTGGTT